CTGCATCAGCAACACGGAATACCGCTTCCTCGCTGCTGTATTTACTGCGTTCCAGTTTACGTTCGGCGTCAGCGACGTCCTCTGGATTGGCGGTCAGCGCACGTAGGTCGGCTAGTTTCTTCTCAGCAGCAGCCAAACCGCGAACCGCGTCCTGCTGCGACAGGTTCGCATCACGTAGCCGCTTGGCGGCGTCTTGCACTTTGCGCATCGCTTCGACGGCTTCTTTACTGTCTGCACCGTAGCCGCGTGTCACCTGGTTGAACTTGGCTTGCGCGTCAGCGACTTTCTGTGTCGCCTTGGCGAGGTCGGCACGTGCACCGATGACGTCTTTACCTGCACGGGCGAGGCTACGTTCGGCGTCGCTCGTCCCTTTCAACGCGTCGATGTACTCGCGCAGTTTCTCTTTCGCGGTTTTCACCGCTTTCGCCACGCCGCCACCAGTGCCAGTGCCAGTGCCAGTGCCAGCCGCTTCTCTCGCCGCTTTCCCTTCTGCTATACGTTCAGCGTTCTTCGCATCGATTATCGCCTGCGTGACGTCCTTGACTTTCACTTTCGCTTTGTCGGCAGCAGCACCGATACGCCCGAACGTGACCTCACCGATTTCACCGAGTTCAGGTATGTTGATACCGACTTTTTTCAAGATGCCACCGAACAGGTTGATGCCCTTGATGACGATGTTGATGGCTTTTATCCACGTATTCACCATCGTCTCGAAGTAGGCAATAACCGCGTTGATGACGAAGTTGACGACCTTGCGGAAGCCCTCAAAACGCAGGTAAGCGGCGGCAACAGCAACGGCGAACGCGATAATCGCTGCAACGGCGATACCGATTGGGTTAGATAGCAGCGACACGTTGAACAGGTTCTGTGCTATCGTCGCAGCGAGAATCACCAACTTCAACGCGGTGATTGCGGCGGCGATAATCAGAATGGTGTCTTTCACCTTGCCGCCAGACGAGGCGAACTTCAAGAACTCCTCGCGCACGAACTTGAATGCGCCACCCACACCGTCCTCTTTCAACACGGCAGCGAACTCACGTATTTTCGGCAGCACGTTCTCAGTGACGAAACTGACCAACCGTTTGAATACAGGTATCAACGCCTCACCGAGTTCGGCACGTACGTCAGCGAACTGAGCCGCCAAGATACGCTGCTGGTTGGCTACACCGTCACTGGTACGGGCGAAGTCGCCCTGGGCGAGCGCGGTGTCTTTCATAATCAACGCGAACGCCGCTTGCGACTTGGCTGCGATATCGAGGTTGCCTTTGCCACTGTACAGTCCGAGGTTCAACGCTTCCTGCTTCAAACGGACGTCGTTCAACGCGACACCGAACCGTTTCAACGGCTCGGTCTCACCTGACAGACCTGAGCGTAACGCTTGCAGGGCGTCCTCGACGGTGGCGTTGTTGAACGATGCCAGGTCAGCAGCCAACTGCACCAACTCGGTTGACATCTCCTGCGACGCCTGCTTACCGATACCGAACGCCTGGAACAGGTTGCCGTAAGTACCAGCCGCTTCCAGGGCTTGCTGCTTCGACAGACCGATACTGACCGATGACTGCTCAGCGAACTTGATAACCGCATCGGCTGAGTCACCGAACACGACATTGACCTTCGACATCGACTCCTCGACGGCTGACGCTGCATTCACCAGGCTGTAAGCGAACACACCTGCCGTACCAGCGACGAGCGTGCCGTACTTCATTATGTTGCCGACGCCCTTGCTGATTGCGCCGTCCATAGTGCGCAACGCGTAGGTGCTCTTAGCCCCAGCCCCTTCGAGTTTCTTGAACTCGCCAATCGCCTTCTTGATTCCAGTCGCGTTGAACTCGGATACGATGTTTACGCCTAACGCCATCGGCTACCTCTTACCTGGTGCGTTGATAGAGCGTTGCACCGCTTCCTCAGTTATCTCGATGGCACGTCCCACGATAGCCTCGACGTAGTTCATTCTCTTGTCGACTGCTTTGTACATCACACGTGAACGGGACAGACCGATGCGGCTGCTGCCGCCTGTTGGCGCGTAGGTGTCGAGATTCCTGGTGAAGATGTTGTTTGTCTTACTGCCTGCGCTGTCGAACACAGCACCACCAGCGGTCATCTGCTGGACGCGTAGGATAGAGCGTTCGTTGTTGACCAACTTGCCCACACCGACCTTGGGACGGACACCGCCACGTGCAGCAGCAGCGTCATAGAGTGGGAACGGCTTCTTATCCTTGTTGCGGCGTTTCGTCGGCGGTTTGCCGTTCCAGTTGGTGAGTGTCTTCTGTGGGAAGTCACCGCCGACTGCGGTGGTGAGGATAGTCGCGCTGTTGCGCATTTCTTTCAGGATTGCGTTGTACGCTTTCTTGTCGAAGCCGCGCATATACTTCATCGCATCAGCGACACCGAACACTTCCATCTTGACGTTGCTACCAGCCACGACTACCTGCGACCTTTGCGGTTCGCTTTGTTCTGCTGCTCGGTACGCCACGCCATATAATCAAGCATAGCGCACACCATCTCGCTCGACTCAGCCAGTAACTGACTTGGTGCGATACCCGTCTCGCACGCCAGCGATGCAATCAGCCAGTGTGCGCTGTGCTGTCCAAAGGGACATCACCGGGTTCGTCTTTCACCACGACTTCATCGACAGACTGAATCCACTCAGGGTCGAACGCGGCGTTCGTACGTCCGATTCGCTTCGACACCTGCCAGGCGAGCCACGCGATGTCGGTCAGTCGCATCTCGCTCTCCAACTTCGCCACCGAACGATTCCACGTCCGTTCGAATGCGACGAAATCACCGAACCGTGCGATGACATCGTACGACTCACCCTGCAACGGTTTCACTGTCATCGCCAGTTTCATCTGTCTACCTGTCCTTCGTTGTTGTAGGTGTGACTTACGAGGTCGCCTTGACAAGTGAACCGCCAGTGAAACTGAGACTGGTCATCGCCAACTCGCCCACCGCGCCCGATACAGGCTGATGGCTGGCCAGAAACGCATTTGAGATGGTATAAGAGGGATTCGTGGAAGAAACCGCGCTGCTCGTCGGTTTGATGACGACTGTGGTGGTCGTGCCGACCAACGGGTAGATGGTTGCTTCGGTTTCTGACGCGGCGAAGTCCTGCATAAACTCGATATTGCACGTCACGTTCTGCAAACCACCAGTGAACTTGTGTCCCGTATCACCGAACGCGGTTACTTCAACCGAGTCGACTTCGTAGTTCAGTTCGACGCTGTTCGCCCTATCGCTGAGGTCGACTGAGTTCACGGTGATTGATGCGTTGTTGAGGACGATGACCGCCATTGTTGATTACTCTCTTTCCTGGGAGTGCTTGTCAGACTTCCCACTGCGCGACGATTCGAGGTGTCCACCATCGACAAGCGCAGCAACGTCGACGCCAGCCAAATCGCTGTCGCTGATGATATCGCCACGCTTCTTACCGCTTACGCGGTCACTCGTCACTTTATAGGTTGCCATCGACACCAGCCTACACCAACCGCGTGTCCACGCGCTTCAACCGTGTACCGTAACATCGACACGCACCGTCAGAAACTCAGCATCAGCCTGCGTCTGAGGAGTGATAGCGAAACTGCTCGACACAATCAAAGCCTGACACACACCGCCGAGCGTCGTGTCGCCCTCGATAGCGGCACGCAGAGACTTCGCACCGCTATACGCCAGGTAGTCGTCGATATCGTTGAATGCGCGACTGTCGGTGTACCTGCCGACGATGACGTAAATCGACCAAAACATCTCGACGTCACCACCAGCGAACGCACGGTGGTAAGTGACCGAGTTCAGGACAGGGTAGGCGACTGGTGGATTGACCTGCTCAGGTTGGTAATCGAACGTGCGCAACCCCGATATCGTCGCCAGACGGGTCTTCAAACCAGCAGAGACCTGCGAGACCGTCGCTGGCATCAGGCGATGCCGTACTGCACGTAGGGCGACAACATATCGCGCACATCGGGGTCGACGCTACGCACCTGGACAGCCATATCTGCGAAACCGACCACACCGAGCGCGGCGTTGTACCTGGCGAAGCCACGCATCGACAAGAGCACACACGCCTCACGGATATCGTCAGGTACAGTCGCATAGCCCCAAAAGCCGTTTATCTGCACACCAGGTAAATCGGGTTGAATCATAATCGGGAACGTCTTACTGCCGACAGCGACGATGCGGTTGAAGGGACGTGATTGCAGTGTCGCATTCAACGGCTGCAACTGGTAGTCCACGTTCGTCGTCCAGGTGGTCTCGAACGTGCCGTCGCCGTTGTCGTCCGTCTTCAAGGTCGTGACCGATACGAGCGTATCCTGCAACTGCACCGTGTAGATGTCGCGTGTGTACAGCGATATCGTCGCTGACTGCTGATAGAAGAACCGACCTGTGTAACCGTCGATGCGACGTGACGCGCCTTCTACCGCTTTTTCGAGTAGCGTGTCGTCAGTCGAGTCGGAGATACGGAGAGCGGCTTTCACCTCGCTCAACGTGCAGTAGCCGTTCGTGATTGGCATTACTCACCGCGTTTCTTGACACGTCGCTTCACCGCACGCTCAGCAGCAGGTTCGACAGTCGCGGTTTCAGTCACCCCGTCTTGTTCAACGTAGCCGAGGTCGCGTAGAGTCTTCGTAACCATCGCTGCTCGTTCGTGTAGACCGCGCCGTTCGTATCCGAGACGTTCTACCAAGAGAGCGGAGATGAGGCTACCGTCGCGCTGCTGCATAAGACCAGTGTAGCACACTGGCGGCGCACGGTTTTGTCACCGTGCACCGCCTGGTGCATTCAAGGTTAGAACGTCGGAGTGACGAGACCCGTGCCGCTGATTTTCGCCCACGCGTTCGGGTAACGGTTCGCCGTGACTGCGGTGTAGCCGTACACAATCATCGTGATATCGAGTTCAGCAGCCTTCGGCTGTTCGAATCGCAGCATCATCGGGTCACCGTTGCCCTGTTCCCACAGGTGGAGTTCCTGCAAGTTACCGACAAAGATGGTGTCCTGGTTCGTGCCTGCGCCCTGCGCGACGCTGACGTTCGCATCGGTGATGACGGGAAGCCCCATAATCGAGTAGCCACTGTTACCGTACTGTGCGCTACCTGAGCCAACTGCGGTGGCGTTGAACGCACCGTTGGCGGTTGGCACTGCGAGAGGACGGTTGGTGGAATCGACAGCCGCGAGAATGAACGCCAGTCGACGTGGGTGCATCACGATTGCATTCGGTGACGCGAAATAGGTCGTCTGCACCTTCTGAACGGCATCAGCCAACTTCGGGTAGAGTTCTGCG